TGTTGCTGCCTCAAGATCGGTACTAACAACTGACGAAGCAAGCCGCCCGATCCATCGGCTTCCCCCTTCGGACCATAAGCCGTGAGCATGTACCCAGGACCTACGGGCATCTGCCGAGCGCCCATCGCAAAACGAGCCGCCGTAGCATACGCCAAAAACCCTCTTTCCCGCCCTTCACACAGCCCAATCGTTCCTACTTCAGGGGCCGTATCGTTGGCGAGATACTGAATCCATAACTGACGGTCTTCCGTGGAACCAGGAACGTAAATCGCATTCTCCGTCCAGCGCCACGAACCTAGAACTAGATTCAAAGCTGGAGTCTGCGAAAGCGGCATGACATCCACGTTCTGCATGGGCTGAAACGTCTGAGCAGAGAACATCACATTTCCACCAGCCGCAGGACTTGTGAATCCCAAGGCATAAGACCCATTGAGAGTAAAAGTGTCCGCCCCTGTGGGCGTGATGTACCAGTCTCTATTCACCGTAGGCGGAGCTGGAGAGTTATTGATCTCGATATGTGTCCCCAGTCCGTCAGGCATCGGCGCGGTCAACTGAACACTGATTGGATTGCCGTCCGTAATCGTGGCAATCTCCACCTGATTGACTGCTCCGCGCTCCCAAATCTGCTGAGGTTCAGCGAAGTCCGTTGCCCCCAACTGCTCGGGAAATACAACGTTTGTATAGGCTGGCAAAGTGTAGTAAATCTCCCGCGTAACTTCCTGGGCATTGATCTTGATGAGCATCTGGATCAGTTCCATGTAAGCCATGCGGTAGAAGGTCAGCAGGTTTTGGGTGATCGCCCCAGCGGCGTCACCCAACAGAACCTGCGCGTCCCCCAACACTTCGTCAACGGTTACTTGAGCCATGTTTAATTAGCAGGGGGAGCCATCGGAGGCGGCATAGCGGGCGGACCCTGCAAAGGCTTCGCGGCATCTTTCAGCCGTTTCTGGGTCATCTCGTACAGCGCATAGTCAATGATCTCGCCGCAGCTTCCGCACTTCGGATGCTCGGTAGAGGTAGGCTTGCCGCAAATTGGGCATGGAGCAATCTTGCCCTGTTTCGTAATCGTGATCCACGGATGTTCTGCATCATTCGCGCCGATCAGCGCCGCCGCGTTCCTATGGATTTCGTTGATGTCCCGAGGCTGACGATTCGTATGGAGCGAATCCCCTTCGGCAATCTTGGCTTCACAGAACCGATAAGCCCGCCCACGATAGGCGTCACATTCCGCCTTGAACTCCGGGAACATGCGAGCGAACTCAGCGGTTCCCCACAGCGCCCATTCAGACTTCTTTGTGGGGTATTTTTGCGCCGTCACGATCCATACCGCAGGCCCCGGATGGTCAGGCCCCGTAGGTAGCTGCCCAGTGACCGCATGAACCACGTCCCGAGCGATGTTCATTGCGGGTTCGGGCTGATCCGCATAGGTCTTGCGCGGGGGCTGCCCCTTAGTCCCAGTGAACAGTTTCTGGAATCCATCCCGTACATACAGGATCTCCGGCTTGCCCTCAAGGCTCTTGACCGGCTTGGCGCGGTAATGCGTCTTAAACGTCTGGTCTTCGATGGTGGTTTTGTAGCGCCGACTCTCTTTGATCGGCATGTGATGATAGCTACAGATGGCAACGATGTTGCCATACTGATGCATCGCCTGGGTGACTACGCTCCCAAGTTCTACGTCTTGTTCTAGGTCTAATACGGCGGTGGACATGTTCATGCACCCTTTCCTGATTCTTCATTAAATGAGAGGTAGCTCCCGCCACGCTTGCCGGGAACATGATTCACAAAGTGGTCGCGGGTGATGTCCCGCACCTTCCCCTTGTATTCTTCTTCGCGCTTCTTGTGTCCTTCGATGGTCTTAATCACGTGCTCACGAAGGCTCATGGAGCCCTGCCAGATAATATGATCCGCGATCCATCGAGTCCACTCTTCCGTGGGCTCTTTGCCGGACTCTAGCGGCTGCCAGCAATGCCAATAACCATGCTTCTGCCATTCGAGGTTGGCGTACTTCCGTAGCCATTCGTCGTGAGACTCAGGCTCGTTCCATTTAGCGATACACCAGCGGTCATCATCCGGGTCCGCCTGGGATCGCCATTCGTACTTCGGCTGCGTTACGAACAACCCGGAGGCGGTCGTCACCACCTCCGAGCCATTCTGATACGGCATCTTCAACTCCCGCATTCTCTTGAACTGATATACCGGCTGACCAACTTCATCGCCATACGGTATCGTCCCGTGCTTGTCGCCTAGGATTTTATTCAGTGCTTGATGTTGTTCGGAAGTCATGATGTGTTATAATTCCTGTTATGCCTGCTAGAACCTACAAACCAATTCCCGCATTAAACGAAACCAAAATCCAGGAATTCTGGAGCCTGATAGATCAAGCTGGAGGCCCAGCGGCGTGCTGGCCGTGGCTCGGCAGTCGGGACGCTGAGGGCTATGGGAATTTCTCCATTTACGAGGGAGGCCCCTATAGAGCTATTCGCGTCGCCCTTTTCTTGGCTAGCGGGAAAGACCCTTCGGGGTTCATCGTTCTGCACTCCTGCGACAATCCGCCGTGCTGCAACCCGCGCCATCTCTCCCCAGGTACGGACAAGCAGAACCATGCCTTTCGCTGGAAAAATACTCGGGTTACTGGTACTAGAAATCATAAAGCAAAGCTTTCAGATGAACAAGTTGCAGAGATTCGCAAACTCATCGAACAAGGGACTAGGCAAACAGCCATTGCCCCCATGTTCGGCGTGTCGCAGGCGCTGATTTCCAAGATCGCACGCAGCGAACTATGGAAGTTTGGCGAGACTCGGACGTCCATCCCCAAATCATTCATCGGGGGCGAAAGACATCCAATGGCCAAGATCAACGCGGATGTAGTCCGCCAGATACGAGCGCTCCAGGGAACCAAAAGCCAAGCCGCCATAGGTACCCAATTCGGGGTTTCCGGTAGCTTGGTTAACATGATTTTGAAGCGCCGCATCTGGAAAGAAGTGGACTAGTAATCGTAGCCTTGGCTCGGAGAGGTTAAGCCAGTGATTAAACCGCTATTCATCGGATTACAATTATAATAATTTAGGGTGCTGATGAGATAGAACAGCACGGTCGCCATGGGTCCGCCGTTGGCGTTGTACATCGGGAAGAACATTTCGTTGTTCCCAGGATTGCGGTAGAAGTCTGCCGCTACCTTGTCGTTATAGAACACACGGCCCCAGTCCTTGGGATTGCAGTAGTCGATCTGCGATGCGAGCTGGAGAGCGTCATAGTAGTGAGTGACGCCGCCGTACATGATGCCGCCATCGAGTTCTACCTTCGGCAGCGGGTCAATCTGCGCCTGGGTGATCTCGGTGCGGTAGTAGTTCGACATCGCTTGAACCTGGGCATTGGTCTGGGCGATCTGCTGAGGACCGATCAAGCCGATGAGGCTCGGGTTGGTCGAATTGCCCGCACGAATGCGGATCAACTGAACCAGCGCCAGAACCATGGCCGGGGTTAAGGTTCCACCCGTGGTCACTGCCGAGGAATTGATCGTCGGGAAGGTGGTACGGCTCAGGCCCAGATAGTTGCCGGAGGTCGCAGTGGTATTCACGTACCGCAAACCTTGCAACCAAGTCGGAGTTCCAGCCGGAGTAGCTCCACCGAAGTACAGAACGTCGCCAGCGGCAGGGATGTTTCCACCAGTCAGCGTAACCGGAGCGGTGAAGGTGATTTGACGGCCATCATAGGACGCAGCGCCGGGATTGACGAACGGCAAGTAATCCGGCGAAACGCCAGTCTGCCCAGTCTTCCAGGTGGCGCCATTGATGATCTCAAACGGCTGGTTTGGAATCATCATGCGAGCGCCGATGTCGGTATCCAGCGTATACGTACCACCCGTACCGTTGCCGGTGAACGCGGTAGCCACGGCAACCTGCCCGTCATCGCCGCCCAGATTATGCCAAGAGGCATCTTCGTAGCGGGCCATGTTCGGCAGGCCGTCTTGCATGGTCTGCTGCCAAGCGTTGACCACCGACTGATCCGAGGTAGCAGTACCTTGGACAGAGGCGTAGGTCATCTGGAAGCCCATCTTGGTCTGGAAGAACGTCTGCTCAAACTGATTGACGTTGAATCCGGTACCAAGACCCAACGCTCCACCGTCAAGGTTGACGGCACCGAAGTTGCCAGCGGGCGCCAGCTTGATCGGGGCGCGGAAGTCTTCTCCGCCATTGGTTTTGGTGATGCGGTACTGTTCGCTGTTTTTGCAGACGCGCTGTACCGCGTAATCGGAGTTGAGTTGATAGATGTTCGGAAGAGTGCCTTTCCGAACGGTCTGAATATTAGCGTCTAGAAGATCGCTGAGAGTCTGTCCCATGATAGTTTCCTTTAGAGAGAGTTATTTGCGGGCTCCCGGCATGGCTGCGAACATCTCATCCCACGTCTTCGCCTTGAGCATTGCGTCCACTGCGCCATTCGGCGCGGGTGCAGTTACCCCGTTCGGGGAAAGCTCAGTGCGAGGCGCTTGGCCTGCCTGCTGGTGCTGCGCTTGGTTTGCGGACTGAACGGATTGCCCGCGCTGACCGATAATCTCTCGACTCTTCTGCCGAATGACCTGATCTGCGATGCTCCGTCTAAATTTGGACACGCGCTCAATGGCTTCCGGTGAACCACTGCGCTCGGCCTCCATTCGGAGGTTTTTGTAAGTGTCCCCCCATACAGGATTGGCCCCTTCGGCTTCCTGGATGGCTCTAACGAACTTGCCCCGGATATCCTCGATATCGGCGGGAGAGAAAGCAGAGTTGGCCTTGATCGGCGCTAAAACGGTGTCGATATGCCCGACAACCGCGCTTTCCTCTGCTGTATTGATCGAATTGATTCGCGCTACTTTGGCCTGCTGCGCCTGATTCTGATGAAATTGCGCAATGCGATCCTTTTCCTGCTGAATCCACTGGCGCTCTGCTGCGATGGGGTCTTGATTCCCACCTGCTAAAAGCTGGGCCTTGGGGGTATAAGTACCCGTCAGGCGCATTTCCATGTTCTGGACGTAGTTGGCTTCCGCCTCACGCGCGGCTGGGTCTGTGATTTGCGAAACCCTTGCACGGGCTTGGTTCAAAATCCGGTTATTGAAGATCCGATCCACTTCCTGAGAGGCTAACGGGTTGGCCGCTGGGAGGTTCGTCAATGCCCGAATCGCCATTACTCCGAAGGCATGCGGGTCCGTTTGATGGAACTCCCCTAGCATGCTATCCATGGCGTTAATATCTTCAGGGCCGCTGCGGAACATGTTGAGCAGGGTATCTGCCTTGTTCGCCCGCGTAGCCAGATCCTTGATGGCGTCAACGCTGACTTCCGGGATGATTTGCGAAAGCTCCCGGATCATCTTGTGATCGGCTTGCAGCTTTTGGCTCTTGGTGGGGTTGTAGAAGTGCCGCTTCCCATCCTGCGAAATGCTATCCGGCTGGATCTCCGCCAGCGGGTCTTCGGGCAGCCCGTCAATCTGGGGAGTCTCTTCCACGACCGGGACTTCATCCCCAACAGGGATAGTCGGGTCAGTGATGACCTCTGCCGCTACTTGCGCGTCGGGAACGGCTTCCGGGGACGTGGTAGCAGGAGGAGCCTCTACGGGCGTCTCGGGGGCGTTCCCTGCCGTAGAGTTGTAATCTTGACGCAACGACTCAGCAATGCTGGTCGGTGCAGGGGCCGGAGCCGCTGCGGGCGTTGTGGGGGTTGGCGTAACTACTGCGGTTGCCATGTTAGTTTACTGCTCCTGTGCCGGGATTCTCCATTGCGGGAGGTTTCGGGTTTAGCGCTGCTTGTTGGGCTTGGCGCTCTAAAGTAAAGCCATGCTGCTGATCGGCTTTAGCCATGTCGGATTGCGTCGAAACGGGCGGACCCATCGGTTGAGGCAGTTGTACACCCTGCGCTCCCAAGACCGCTTCCATTTGATTCTCGGGGAGGTCTGCCAAGTTGACACTGGCCTGCACCTTCATCGGCTCGGCGGGTTCGGGCGGGATCGCGGTCATTGCGGCTTGCAGGAACGCGCGAACGTTCGCATAGCCGGGAGTGTTCATCCTCTGCTGTCCCGATTGCTCTACGAGCGCCTTGCGTGCCAAGGAGACGGCAATCTTGGGATCAAAGACCACGGAATCAAACGGGATAGAGGGTTGAGGATTCCCCTGCGCATCAGGTACCGGCTGACCGGACCACAATTGGTCTACGTGCTCGCGGATGGCTTCGATCTGATCGAGTGTGGTGTTTTCCAGATCCGGCAAGTCCAAAAGATCAATCACGGTTTCAAAGTTCACGGGGTCCATGAGCTGGAGAGCCTGAGCAAGATTCGGGTTGTTCTGGATGATGTCCTGGACGGTTTCCTTGCGCTCCGCGAAGGACGTGGGGATACCAGATGCTCCCTTGATGAACCAGGAAGAGTTCTTGATAAGCCCGATGTCGATGGTCTGCCCTTGATACTCGGGGTTCACTTGAACACTGTCTACATACAGGTTCACCGCATTGGTCATCGTCTCTTCCCACCAATGCGTAGCCAGCTGTCCAGGGGTTCCAAGCTGCATCAAGCCCTGATTCAGCATCATGCGGGCTTGGCCTAAGGTCAGGTTCGGCGGCATCTGACCGAACACCTGAGGCTGAAGACCATAGAAGTCCTGCATGGTTCGCTCAATCAGATCAAACATCGCAGGAATCTGCGCAGGGAAGTCCGAAGTCGGGAATATCGCAAAGGCGTTTTGCAGGTTCTCGCCAGCCCTTGGCAAAGCAGGAAGGAAGCGGTTCGGGCTATACCGGCTACGGTTTAAAGCGTCGGCATCCGCATAGTCTGCATTAATGAGGAACTTGGGGATTCCAGTTTCAAGCGTTTCCGATGTCACGGCCAAGAGGTTCTGGTAGTAATCCTCCATGCCGAACATACCCCAGCCAGCGCCGTCACAGAAAAGGTAATCCGCCATCGAGGGGAGGCATGAAGAGAAGTGACTCTTGAGGTCCTTCGCTACGATCTCGACCACTTTATTCTGAATCTTGGTGATCCTGCATCCATCCGGGAACGCCTGCAACGCCAGCGCCCGCGCTTTTTCGTCCTTGATCCGGTGAAGCTGCGATGGAGCCATCCAGGTCTGCTCAAAGTTCCACAGATTGGTGAAATCTGAACGGATCGTACCCGTCTGTGATTGCGCCGCTGCCCGTACTACGGATTCCGTGGCGGTCGTTTGATCGCCGCTGATAACGCTGCCCGTTGTGTTCCCAACGATCTGCCGAGCGTTGGGGAATTCCATCATCAGCTCGCCTTGATCGCGCTGCGAGGCAAGTCTTACCCAGGGGGTTAGGTTCTTTTCGACGACGTTAAACGGGAACGTAATCGTATACCCATTCATCAAATCCACTTCAACAGAGCTTCGCTCGTAGCGTTTTGTGCCCTGCTGTACGGGAACATCCGTCATGATGGGCTGGTTATACTCATCCAGCATTGGTTGGCCGTTTTCATCCGGCACCATCTGCTGCTGCATGACGATGTTCGGAACTTCATAGAAGCCGAACTTCTTGCCATCGGTGACCGGGCGGACATAGCCAAACGTGGTTCCTGTTTTGAACAGATAGTAGAACAGCCGCAAGTTCAACGTTTGTACGTTCCACTGCGTCTGGAGCATCTGAATTAGCAGATTTACCTGCCGCGCCCCTCTACGGTCGTTCTCATTCGTCGGATTCCCTGGATCGGCGTTGACGTTCCAGAACGGCCTTTGCCCTAGAACCGCGACATACTTATCTCCGTAGGACTTCGACTTGCGAGGGTTGTAGTCGAAAGACCTATTTCCATCGTCCAGATTGTGGTTGTTTGCGGTCTGCTGTCCGTAGGTGACCCATGCAATTGCTCCCGTGGTAGGGTCTAACTCCGGGGCGATATTCTGAATGCCTCTATAGAACGAATCGGCTTTCTCTAAACGAAGAAGCTGGAGAACGCGCTCCGCCTGATAGTTGGTATCCACCGCATCCCGTAGGACCGTTTCTATCGGCGTCAGGATGATATCCAGTGCTTCCACTGGGACATCCGTCTTAATTAGTTGGAGCTGACTCTGATCCATTAATAGTCAACGATTGACGCTTGCGCAAATCTTCTTCAAACTTCTTCCACTTGTTCTTCTGCCACGTTACCGGATCTTCTTCTCCAGCCTTAGCAGGTTCCACGTGAAACTTCGCAGCGCTCGGGTCTACCACGCGATCCCCGAACAGGCGGCGCATCAGCCGCTCATTCAGATCCTTCTGTGCGTCTGCCGATTGCGCTAAAACCTTCTCATGCTTATCGCGAAGTTCTTCCAGTTGAGAGCGCAGGATTAAGATCTGATCGTTGGCTCTCTGCTGCCCTTCGATGGCATCGCGGTAGTCCGCAAACAGCAAAAGAAAGCGCTGCTGAAGATTCAGGGTCATTTTTTGGCGTTCGCTAATTCCTGATCGCGCAGCCACAAGCGAAAGTCGTTTTTCGCCGCATCTTCCAAGGAAACTTCCGCCATAAAGGCCAGCATGGCCTTCTCGTCTACGACTTTCCACCGTTCCGTGGGCCTGCGATCACGAGGGCAGATAGAATCCGTAATGGATACAGTGGTCGGCGGTAGAGGTAAAGCCTTCAGCCAGAAAATGACTTCCTTGGGATCGGATAGCGCGATAGATACAGAGGCGGGGTGAGGCGTCCCATGCGCATCCTCAGTAACCAGATTCCCCCGAAGCTCCTTCAACTGCTCAATCTGATGCTCTGTCACATGCGCAAAGGTTGCATTTACGGAGTAGCGGGGCGTTTTTTCAAGCTTCTCCGTAAGCTTGGCGATGAACTTGTCTTTTTGTTTGGGGAAATCTTCTATCGTCACATTACCTCCACTTCGGTTTGTTCTTCCGTGCCCATCGCATGACTTTCTTTTTGAGGTCCGCTGGCCCACTCGCCACACCAATCATCCTCGCCAACCATGGACCACTCAGAACCATGGGGAGGGAAGCGCTGGCAACGATTATCGGAACGATAGAACTTACAATTCCCGCAATGGCTGTCGTCCTGCGTCTCTTGGGGAGCCTTGGAAAGGTCCTCAGGAGAACCTAGCGCCGTGATCTCGATAGACTTGCCAAATCCACCTGGGGTCAATTTAGCCTCCGCTCAGACATATTCTGTTGCATCATCGCCCTACGAACAGCCAAGCGATTGTGCCCGATGACTCCTTGAGCCTGCTGCTTTTTGCCGGAAGTCTCCATGTAGTTAGCATGTACCGCCGCCATGATCTTGCTGTGATCGCTCATCCCCGGCATAATCTTTTCAAGCTCTGAAACGCGATCCCGTACGCGCTGCTCAAGAGGCGCGAAGTTCACGCCCTGTTGTTCTTCCGAAAACAGTCCGTAGCGTGCGCAATCTATGGAGTCGTCACCAGCCGCTGATTCGGTAGCGTCGAACTTCAGAACATCCGACGTCCCAGGACGGTGCATAGCCTTAGGAAGGCAGTTAATCAGCTCGCGGCACTCCTTGGAAATTTGCCAACGCGGGAGAACTTCGCGATTGGCGGAGAACTCCGGTTGGTTCATATAAGCCTTGTACGCCACGAGCCCTTTTTCTTGGTAGAGCCTGTCAGCAAAAGCCGAATCGGGTACGGATTCAGGACGCAGCGGACGGAAGCGCAGCATCGTCTGGACGTGCATCCATCCAGCGACTCTATCCGTGCTCGCCTTAATCATCGTAATCATCGTAGAGCGCTGCTCTTGGCGTCGGCGGTGCATAGAGGCGAGTGCGGACTCGGCATCTCGCAGCTCACGCTCATCGTCGGTTAAATCCGCAAGGAAGACACTCCCAGGACCTAACTCCTTCTTAATGCCAGCTGCGATCTGCGAAGCAACGGTATTTTCGCTGTCTCTCTTCGCATAAGCATCAGGGGACATGTAGAGGTTCAGGTGCTTGCCCTCTAACCCTTCAATAATGGGCTTGACTTCACGCGCAATCAGCACTCCCAGCTCAAAAGGCTCTACGCGCTTCAGGGAAATCTCTTTAGAGGTGAAAACCTGACCCCAGGGGGACTTTCGGTGAAACTGTATATCTGTTGGATGGATGTAGCCCCAATCTAAAGAGGCCCATGAGTGCCACCAAGGCTCAATGCGCACATTTTCCGGGTCGTAAATATGATTTGCGCTGTCTGGCTCTCCGGCTAGGGGACCATTGGGCCTGTAATCCTTGAAATACATGCCGGACATCGCCCGCATGTCACCGTCACGCCATGCTCTACGCAAAGATTCCGGCTGAATGCCGTTCAGCCACTTCAAATATGAGCCTTGGCTTAGCAAATCCTTCTTGCAGGACGGGCAGACGTTGATTTCTTCGTCTGGGCGCTCAGGAAGAGGTATCGGGATCTCGGATTTGCAGGAAAAACACAGAATAGCGTCTTTAGTGGGGGCTAGTTCCGGTTTGGTATACAGGAAGTAGGGGTTATCCTGCACCTTGGACGGAACGAACATGCGAAGCTTGCCTTCTTCGTCTCGAATCGCTCCGTAACGGGGTACTCGACCGTCCAAATAGGCTTCGATCTGGAAGTACTCCATCAGCCAGCCTTGGCCAGGAGCTCCCTTCATGTCGTCGCCGCCGCCAGGATTGAAAGTAACCAGTACCATTGGGTGCAATTCAGGCCACTTTGAGCGGTTGGAGCCTACAATTCGATGGAAAGTCTCCTCCTGCGCCATCATTTCAATCTGGTCGATGCCGATGAACTGATACTCAGGGCCTACGTACTTTTTCCAGCCATCTTCAAGGAAATGCCCAAATACAATCTTGGCTCCCGTTTGCGGCCACTCCGCGATGGGTGTACTTCCACGGGTAATCACCGCTCCGGTGGGGCCGTACATCTCTTCGGCGCGGTCTAGAATGTCCAAAAGATCGGCGGATTGGGGACGGAGGATCAAGCCACGGTAGTTTTTGTGCCCGATGTACATCAAATCGGCTTGTGTCGGTTGAGCGCCGCGAGCAATTGCTTCCTGAATGCGCTTCGGGTTCCCCCTAAATGCTGCAAGTGCAAGCAAGGAATGGGTTTTTGTGCCTCCACGAGCACCACCCGTCGCAACTACATCAGGGACTGGAGTCCCCGCCATGAGAGGGTTTAAGAGGACAACTTGAGGACCAGGGGGGCATTTGCACGGCCACGGTCCAGTGAAGTGGTGTTTTGAGCACCAAATAGGACGCAGAGGCCCAGGAAAGGTGTACGGATTCGCCGAGAAGTCGTTGGTGACCTGCAAAACAGGTCTAGCTGCTGACTTACTGCGAAATGCCACTATCCTCCTGAATGCTTACCAGACGGGAACCATTAGTAAGGTAGTGAGTTCCTTCTGAGAGTTGAGATTCTACGCCTTCCGCGCTTACCACGGTAGCTGTTTTGCCAGGAGGAACGACCACCTTAGCAGGCCAGCGCATATTGGAGGGTGAAGCGAACGGCATTAGCTACCGCGCACCCCGTTCAATGCCCAGCAAGTTCCGCCAGCATCGGGGAGTCTTTGCAGGAAGGAGGTACCCTTGCGCGAAATGGAAGCCCACGGCAAGTCTCTATCTCGTAGAATGACGCGAACCACGTTTTGACGGCGGTTTACGATCACGCGATAGACGCTTGGGGAAAGCTTCGCCGCTTCTGGGTCTATTTGCTTTAGATACTGCCGATTGCCGCGCTCATTGGCGAGGCCCATGAGAGGTACGGTGTGTGAAGACACGTATTTTTGAGGGGGTTCTGTGGGTTAGCGCCACGGCGCAAAGGCTTGTGGCCCTTGGGGACTAGTCTACGCTGTAAGTTGTGGGGGTGTCAAACTTTAAATGAAAAAAGGGGCCATCAGGAGGGATGGCCCCAGGAGAGTAGGATGGATGAGCGTCGTCCTACGCGGTCGGAACGTTGGCAATCGCTGCGGCCAGTTTGCCAGTGGAAGCATTCACGCGATCCACTATTGCCTGAATGGCTGCCGGATCTGCCTTCGCAGCCTCTACTTCGGCCATGAGAGTCTGGATAACGGTGACGGCGCTGCTATCGGTGGACTCGTCTGCGGCGA